CTCCACCACTTCTATCTGCAGTATCTACATATTTACCAAAATCTTTCATATCACCTTTAGTTGGTTTCCCATTTTTGTAATATTCAATTTCTTTATCATCAAAGATTCCTCTTGCTCCGCCCATCTTGATTAGTTTAAGAACATCTTTATCACTTTTCATGTGATGTTTTAAACCTGGTTTCATGTTAGATGGATAACCATCGTAATGAACATATGCAGAAACAATCTTACCATTTCTACCAATCACACCAACTTGAGAACGAGTTCCTTCGTTGATTATTGATTCTGGTAATAAATCCATTAGTTTTGTAGAGATATTCTCCTTTTTATCAAATATAGATTCAATTTTATCAGCAAACTCATTCATACCATTATCTCTTAATTGCTTGGTTAAAGTTCCTACTGATTTAACACCATCCCACTTTGTAGCATCTGAAGTTTCTCTTCCTAATGCTGATGAAAAATCATCTCTCTCAGTATATGTAGAAGCATATTTTTGTCTGATTACATCCATTTTCTCCTGATAATCATCATCGTCTATTGAAGGGTAATCTGGTCTTTTTGAAAGTTCTGGTTTATCTTCTAATACTGCTATTAACTCTCTTGCTTCACTATGGAAGTTAGAGTTTTGTAATGCCGAATAAACAGCTCTACCCATTGCAACTTTAAAATCTTCTTCACCCATTTTTTCAGGAGTAATACCATATTTTTTAGAAACCTCAGCAGCAACCTTTTCAGCTTGAGGGTCAGATTCTAATTTTGGTTTAGATGGTTCTGATTTAGGTTCTTCCCAATTATCTTCTGGTCCAAATACTACTTCCATAGCCTTAGCTGTGATTTTTGATGTTGCTCTTTGATATTCAGCATCAGCTTCATCATCACCACCCATCACCATTTCACCTTCGGCATCTTCCCATTCATACGATAAATCTTGTAGTTGTTTTCTTTGTTCATCTGATAAACCTTCTTTCGATTGTGCAAAATCTTGTAAATCATCAAAAGAACTCATTACTTCTATCTCACCATATGTATCATTATCGAATGGTAAAGTTTTTGGAGTATCTGAATTTGGTTTGGATTTAGGTTCTTCTTTATCTTTTTTAGGTTCATCATGATACGAATAATCATTATCTGGTATTTTCTTCGTAGGAAATTTATTTGGTATTTTCTTTTTAGGTTCATCTCCTTTAGGTTCACTATCCCTTTTAAAGATGTTTACTTTAGGAGTATCTTTTTTGTCATCACCATCTTCTGAATCTTTTATTTTAGAATGAGTTCCAGCCTTTAGAGCCGAATCTCTTGCATCTTTAGATTTGAATACAACAGTTTCACCACTCTTTTTAGATGTAGCAGTAAACGAATCTTGTTCTTGTAATAAATCAGTTAGTTTAATCATAATTTCTTTGTCTCCTTTTTAAGAGTATATAAATCAAGTTTACCATCTTCGGTTAACTTAACATCATAATTAGTTTTTCTTATATCGTTGTGGCCACCTTTAAATGGAACACTTGCAACGTTTCTCGTTACTGTTCCTAATTTAATATCATTATCACCTAAATATTTTTTTATATCAAATGCCATAACTTAGTTTAATTCTGTTATAATTTCTCTCATCAAATCTTGTGATTTACACCACTCGTTACAAACTTCACCTTGTTTATTAACAGATTCATTCATCGGAGTCATAAATGCTCCATGTGTTGATGGATTGGAAACAAAATCCCAACCAATCAATTCAAAATCTTCACCTACTTGTACTTTACCACCTGATAGAGGTTCTACTGAACCCATACCTCTTGATGATATACCTAAAAGGATTCCTGCTTTAAGTAGTTCTTTTAAGATGTTGCCAGATGGGGTAGGTAAAATCTCAACTGTTCCTACTAAATCATCGTTATCCCAATGTATCTCTCTTACGTTATGAGATACGTTCTTTAGATTGATTACAGAAGAATCAGGATGGTCTAATTCACCAAGTGCTCTTCTTTCTTTAATAAGTGTTTCGTATTTCTTAGCTTCTCTCATCAAAATTGGTTTAGGATATATCCTTCCATTTTGATTTTCAGCACCTGCTCTTTGTAAAATTCCCTTAACGATAGTTCTTCCACTCTCGTCCTCGTTTACTCTACCTTCGAATAGGTTTGTTTCTATTAATAAATTTGCCATTATGCTCCCCAACTTTTACGTTTTTTAAATAAATCAAAAAAGATTGCAGATACTTCCTGTCTGATGATTTTTCTTATTAAATCTTTATCAGACTCATTAAGTTCTTCGTTAATCTTTCCTTTTTTGAAGTTAACGATTTCCTCATTGATTATATCATACAATTCTTTCTTAGTCATACTATCCTAAGTTCAGTTTTACTACTTTTTTAATAAATGGTTTGAAACTGCTATCCTTTGAATATTTTTTGATTACACCTTGAACACCTCCAGAACGAGCTGAATATACAATTTTATAAATTGCTTCCATTTCTTTTTTATCTGCCCAACTAAAGGCTTTTCTCATCCCATTATCATCAAAAATATCTTCGTTGATTGATTCTTCTACCTTATCTTTTTTTTTATCTTTTTTCTCTATTGCTTTTTGAAGTGCTGGTGGTAATTTTTTCTGAGCATCTGTTAATTCAGAAACTTGTTCTTTTTTTGCTCCTCTACCTTTCCAAGTCTTTTCTATGTTGTTAAAGAATTTCTTTTTTTCTTCATCAGACATAGAAGGAATTGATTTACCTGCTTTTTCTAAAGCTCTTTTGAAAAATTCTTGATATTCAGATTCTTCAATCATAGTTTCTTTAACTATGTTTTTTAATGCTTCTCTTGTTATTTTCATTTTTCTATCTCCTGTATAGTTCGAGCAATGTTTATCAATCGCTCCTTTATCTTATAAATATGTTTGTTTGTTCTTTTCCAATACTGATTTGAATCTAATTCATTCATTGTTTTAATCTTATTATACCAATTAAAAAACTTTTGAGTTTCTGCTAACTGATATTTAAGTTCTTTCAATCCCATAGCCATCTTCTTATGAGGATGCATTGTTTCATCGTTTTTTAATTCTAACCAACGATTTACTGGTCTTTTTACTTTAGCTTCGTTTACTGATTCTTCCTTTAAGTATTGTTTGCCTGCCAATCCACGAATCTTACGAGCATCTTTAACCTTTACAACTTCTCGTTTTGTAATATCTCTAGTTTTAGTAATACTACGAGCACTATCATCTGCAAGTTTTTTAGAACTAGGTTTAGTCATTATGAATCCACCACCTTTTTCGTGAAAGTCAATTACTACATACAAATTATCGTTTTTTGCTTCGTTTACTGATTCGTTAACTTTCTTTACATGCTGAACAATCTTCTTAGCAAATGCTGGAGAAGTGATTTTAGCTATCTGAGTAATAGTTTCTCTTGGATTAGGTTTAACACTTTTTACACTAGCTCTACCTTGCATATCAGGAAACTTACCATCCATTGAGTATCCGTAATCTGCAATATCAATAAGGTTACTACTGTTATCAAATATAAATTTGTAAGAACTCATTCTTGAACTATAAGAAATTCGTATAGTTACTTCAAAATTACCCTCTCTATTTTTCTTATCAGAACCGATAACCATTCCGAATGCTTCACCAGTTTTGTTGTTTCTACCTTTGATAGCTTCATCCATTTTACCAACTATTTTCATACCAAATTGAGTTGAAATCTTTTTCTTACGTTTTTTATCTTTTCTACCACCATCAGAGAAAGCACCAGGCACATTATACCCAGCCACATTACCTGTTGCAGTTGCCTCATCCAATTCTTTTTCTACTTCTTGGATAAGTTCTTCTAAAAATTCTTTAAGATTTTTTTCCATTGACATTTTTTATCTCCTTAATCAACTCATAAGACATCATTAAAGCTGAAACTTGCTCATCGGTAATTTTTTTACCAATTTTCTGTTTTTTCAAAACATTTATTGTTTCTCTCAACTTTATTTTTGTAATCTTATCTTTCATACCTTTATACATTGAATGTAAAGATGTGATTGTTTCAATTAACTGAGATTCAAAATACTCATTGAACTTTGATGTATTAGTAACATTATTAATATACTCTCTTAATAATCCTTTTTGTGATTTATCTAAAGTAGTATATTTTTTGTTAAAAGTTTCAACAAGAATCTTGTATGTCAATAACCTGAGGTCTTTTTCTTGTTTTCTATATTCTTCAACTAATTTATCTTCTTTTGCTTTCAAAGTAGATTCTGAATTAGTTGATATGTGTTCTACTAATGTTAGTTTTGAATCAAATATATCCTTGATATCAAGAACATCATTCTTTTTACCTTCAAAAAGTTTGTGTATAGAAGCTAAAATTTTATAGTTAGTTACAGGAGAAGATAAGAAATTATTAATTTCAAAGTTTTCTTTTATAGACTTAATCAGATTATACTTTTCTCTTTGAAGTTTGTTATAATCTAACTTAGTGTGAGCCTCCAATACTACATCAATAAATTTTTCAGCTTTAGCTTCTGAATTATATTTTTCATTAATAATAAGGTTAAATAATCTAAGTTCTTTTGAAAGTTGTGTTCCTCTTCCATAGAATTCTTTAATTATTTCTTTTGCCTTTTCTTCACTACCATTGAGTATCTCAAGAGTAATTTGTCGAGTTAAAAGTTCAAAAAGAAAACCTGTATTCTTAAATTTTGAATGTTTTATTTTTTTCATTTTGTTTATTTCCTATTATGATATAGTAAATTTCTCCTATTATAAATATAAAATTATAAAAGTTCAGTTAATTTTTACTATTCGTCTAATATATTATCTTCGTTTAACATACCTTTTAGTTCATGTAAATATTTTCTTTTTGATGAAATCCCATTGATATATTTTAATGCCTTTTCTTCAGAAGTTGTATTTCTTTTAGCATCTCTTCTTTCTTTATCTCCTAAAGGGTCTCTACCAAGTGGATGTTTATCTTTTTTATAAGTTCCACCTTCTCTTGGTCTGCCACCTTTATCTTTTATTTCTTGTTTTATTTTTTCAATTGATTCTTCAATATCATCTGGCTCTTCATCTTCTTGTGCAGGGTCATTACCCTCATCTTCAATAGAACGGAATCTGAATCTATCTTTTAAATCATCTAACATCATAACTCTTTGTTCATCTGATTCTGCATCTGATAATTTAAATACATTATCATATACCCAATCTTTAGATAACATATTAAGAGATTGAATATCTTGAGCTAATCTAATTTTCTCACTCCAAAGATTTAATTTTTCTTGTTCATAAATAAATGATGGATTAACTAAGGATAATTCAAAATTAGTCATATCTGAATCAGTAATTCCTTGAGAGTATAAATGTACTATTGCAATTTTAGTTAATTCAGATACTACTGTTCTCTGTATTCTTTCTATTGTTCTTGCAAATCTTACATCTTCTGCAGCTAGTGTTGCTTTACCACCTACATTTTCTTCATATCCTAAATAAGCTTTTGGAATCTTTAGAGCTGCAAATAATTTATTTTTTAGATAATCAATATCTTCTATACTTGCATATTCTAAACCTGAAAGATTATCAATTTGTGTACCACTATCACTACCACGAACAGGAAGATAAAAATCTTCTGTTAGGTTTTGCATATTGTACTTTAAGTTATAATCACCAGTATTTCTATCAACAAAAGGAACTTTCTTCATCTTGTTCATAATTCTTTGCATATAGTTATCTACTTCTGTTGGTGGGATATTACCGATATCAATTTTGAAAACTCTCTTTTCAGGTGCTCTCATAATTCTATGGATTAACATTGCATCTTCCATTAGAGATAATTGTTTCCACAATCTTCTTCCATTCTCAATCATAGATTTACCATATGGTAACCAGTTTGTATCTGCTAATAATCTAAAGTGTGCAACTTCAAAGTTTTCATATTCTTCTTTTCCATTTGGGTCTTCCGTAATCTTAAACTTTACTGAGTTTGGATTCGATGGGTCTGTTCTTTCTAATCGTTCTGTGTTGTAAACTGAATGGGGTGTAACATTTACGATACCTTTACCTTCAGCGATTTCTAAACCTAAGAAGAAATCTCCATACTTACACATATTTCTTACCCATGGCCATAAGTTGAATTCAATATTAAGAACATCATAAAATAAGTTTCTTAATAAATCTTGTACCTTATCACTACTTGATACTATTGAAAGTGTATCACCAAATTCATTCTTTAGTGTTGATTCATCTGCGTATATATCTAATGCTGATGCTAATATTGGGTCGTTATCCATTGCATCAAAATCTCTAAAAACTTCTCTACGAACTTGTTGGTATGCCATTGATTGTGCACCACCTGCTTGTTCGAAGAAACTTTTTTGTAGTTTCGTGTATCTATCTCTTAATGAGGATAGATTCGTTTGTTGTCTTTCATCGGTATCAACAACTTTTCTCTTACCATCCTTATCAACAGTAACAACTGCTTGTGTACGAAAGAGTTTCGTTAATCTACCAAAAAATGAAGTATCTGCCATTTTGTTCCTAATTTAAATTATAACCTTTATTTGTTTTTGTTTTACCATTTTCTACAAGACCAGTATCTTGCTTTGTGTCTTGGTCCTGGTGAATCACAATTGTGTCTAGCTCTAAATGCTTTTCTTGCATCTGGATTATTCTTTCGAATAGACATTGTTTTTTCTCCTGATTTCTTTGCTGAACTTCCTCCATGTCCAAAGTTAACTTTTACAACGTTACCTTGTGGGTTTTTGACATATACCTTAAATTTTTTAACATCACCTTGCATTGGTTTTCCAAGTTTAACTGTTCTACCTTGATACTCAGCTTCATTCATATCACATTTATATTCTTTCATGAATTCACAGAACTCTTTTATATCGTGGTAATTTTCGACAGTATATTCTTCTGTGTGTATTTCTTCGTTAAGTAAATTTTTTAATGATATCATAGTTATTTCTCCTTATATTATAAATATATAATTATTTAATTAACCAAGTTAAATCTTCATTACTATTACCAACTTTCATTTTCCATGGATTTTCATCCATAGAAGCATTGCCACCGAATCCCATTCCAGTAACATCTAGTTGATGTGCACCTATTCCACCTAATGCTTGTTTAGTCAAATCAATTCCTTCTTGTCTTAATCTCAATGCAGTATCTCTAACCCAAAGACCAATTGCAAATGCCATTGTTAAATCATCATTATATCCTCTCATTGCTTCTGCTCTATTTCCTCTCCAAATAAATGTAAACAATTCATCAATTAATCGTGTTGAACGAACTGTTACCGATTTATCTCTAAAGTAATCATCTAATTTTGAAATAATAAGTGGTCTTGTTTTAGATGTTGTACTAAATCCTGCAACCATTCCTCTTTCTTCTCTATTATATTTGTTATGTAATTGATTTTCAACATCTACATATTTTAAATCTTTACTCATGTAAAATGTATTTTGATAACCTCTATCAATTACTTGTTGTAAAACTGCCCAACCAATGTTAGCATTTTCAATTACAAGTAATGCTTGATTGTAATCAGTTGCCAATGAAACTAAAAAGTTTCCAAAATCTTTTGTATCTAATTTACCTTTATATTCTGCAACTTGAGATGCGTTTTCAATATCAATAACATGACACGCTGAATAATCGGTTGAATCCCCTCGAGCAACATCCGCTACAACCATATAAGATTTATTATAATTTGGATATTCCCATTTCCAAAGGTTTCCATCGAATCCTGTTTTTTCTATTGGTTCTTGACAAAATGTTTCTTTATAGAATTGTAATAATTGTGGTTCGATTACAGTATCACCCGAAGAAATAAAATCACAATCACATTCTTGTGCTGCACCTTTTACTCCTAATAAAACTTCTTGTTCATCTCTCCAATCTTGGTTTCTTTCAGGATGAACACTCCAATGTAATCTGATTGGATTAAATCCATTTTCTTCTTCTTCTGCTCCAACCCAAGTTTTATGAAAGAAATTTCCTACACCATTTGGTGTAGAAAGAATAATCGCATTACCACCAGTCGATAGTGTTGATTGTGCAGATACCCAAATATCTTCAATCTTATCAATAAATGCGGCCTCATCAAATACTAATAAGGATAGTGCTTCAGAACGACCGGCATCACCAGCAGCCGAAGTTGCTTTTATCTGAGAACCATTTGAATATCGAAGGGATAGTTTGTTATCTTCTACTGTATTTTGTTTTAACCAACTTGGAAGATATTGGTTCATTACACGAACCTTTGTTACAAGGTTCTTAGCAACTTCTTGTTTGGTTGCAATTACTAATACATTAAAATCTTGATTGAATAACATTTTCCAAAGTGAAAATCCCGCAGTTAAGGTTGATATACCTGTTTGTCGAGATTTAAGGATAACATTATATCTATGTTCGGCAAATTGGTCTAAAGTTCTTTCTTGAAATTGATATAAATGAAAAGGTATCTTACCACGAACAGGATGTTGAATCATACAATATTTTTTCATAAAGTAGATTGGGTCTCCAGCACATTTCTGATACTCAAGTTTTATAATATCTTTTAAAGATTGTTTAGCCATTTATTTTTTTCCTAGTTTCCAATACATAGAACCACCAACAAATGGTTTATACTCACCAAGTTGATTTGATA